CTACCGTATTGGTTTCGGCTTTGCGTAGTCTCTGCACTATACCTAAAGGTGTTTTGTGTTTGCCCTTATGTATGCAGCCTTCACAACCTGACGGGCAGTCTTTTTCAAACGTGATACAAAGATGCGGCTTCTTTATGGACTCTGCTATCTTATCGGTCTCTTCAGGATCATAGTCTTTGTACCCTTTAGAGATTAAATGTATAGCTTGTGTCGCTTCGGTTGTGTGTTTAGCTGTTGCAAGCAGGTGTAGCCATTGGTCATACGTAACATCGTTTGGGTTAAGTATGGCCCGTTTTATCTGATTACAGCCTTTATCTACACCTGACAGTTGCAGTAGTTCGTGAAAACTGTACTCGTACTTATTATCAAAACCTGCTGCACGCTCCATGTCCTCCTTGTCAGCTTCTGTAAACTCTCTTACAGCAGTAACTGGTATCAATGACTCGGGTAGCTTTGACGCAAAGTCTTCTAAATCTGTGTAGGTTTCCTTGCACCGCTCTATCTGTACCGGCAACGCATCACCGTTCTTTCTGTTATGCGTATTCGGGAGACGTAGTATTCTTGCGGCGTCTGCTGTAACAGCGTGATCCGCGTGCAGCCCATGACTATGACACGCTGCCTTTAATCGTTCAGCAACGGGTAGCCAATCGGCACGGGAATACGGGCGTGACAACGCCCAGTAAACATGTAGGCCGTAACCAGAGTTAATTACACTTGATGGCGCGGGTAGCTCATACGCTTTACAAAAACCTAGTAGTGCAGCTAGTGCCTCGGTCTTTGTTGGGTATGGTTTGCCTTCCCCGCAATCCAAGTCTAAGAACAACGCACGTAGTTGCAGTACGTTTTCTGATGTACGGTTTTCTGCTTCCTTAAATGTAGCTAGAGCAAAGTAAGCATTGAACCCGTCATTGTCGAGTTCAGTAGCTGCGTCAATTAGTGAATCTATAGAGTTATAGAAAGTTTGTTTTCTTGCTTTATCTTTTAATCCTAATACGCAGTAATGCCCCTCATCACCCAGCACTGTACTGAGAAACTGCTTGGTTTCCATATCAAACCCAAAGGTTGGGCACCCCGTAGGGTGCCTCTATTTATTTTAGTCATCATACTCATCGAGCAAACTCGCAAGGTCTACATCACCGGCAGATACACTTTCTACCTTAGACTTCTTTGTAGCTTTGACCTTGGGTTCTTCGATAGGTTCCTCTTCTTTAGCCTCTTGCTTTGGCTCTTCTGGTTGCTCAAAGATAGCGGCAGGGGGATCGACTTTATCACTGGTTAGCTTTGGAGTGCTAGTCTCATCTTTGGGTTTTACGGAAAGTTTAATAAGTTCCGCTGTTTTCTCGTTACGCTGTACTTCTACCGCAGCCTCTATTTCTGACTGCTCTAGTACGCGCAACGGCTTGAAGCAGAGTTTTGGTGTAGAACTATCTGTATCGAAACGAATCTCTGTAAGTAGAGAAGCTAGAGGTACAGGTCTTTCCTGTGAGGTAAGAAAGCGCGCATAAGCCTGTAGGCCCATCTTTTGCTTGTCATCCCCAAATACACTGGTAGCGGGTAGAGACAGTTGGTAAATCTCTTTAGACACCACCTTGCCTTCAGCATTAGCTAGCAGGAGGGCCACACGCTGTTGGAACCTACAGGCACGTCCTTCACCCATACCAGAACCTTTGATGTTTTTTGGGCAGTCAAAGCAAGACAGTGACTGAACATCTTCACTGGCTACTTCCTCAGAAGGTTTGCCAGTATTTGTGTCTGCCGACCAACAAGTAGGAGGATTGTTCTGCCCCGCTACATACTGTCCGGCATAGTACATACGTGAGATAGGTGCAGACTTAACGATCACAGCTTTGATGGCACGATCTTCCAGTTCACCTACTTCTTGTCCATTTACCACTTTACGAAACACACCGCCACGTATGGACAGTCTGTTTACACCACCGGTAGTGGTTCGACCTGCGGCATTAGTGTCAACTTCCAGTTGCCCTAGGAGTTCCTTAAACTCGTCCGGCATATTGTCAAACAAAGCTACTTCGCTCATAAATCATCTTCCTCGCAGAAATCCAGTTGTTGCTGAACTGGTTCGTTTTCAAGTTTATCTTCGGTTGGGGGTGCTTCTTGCTTCAGCGCGGCTACTACTTGTGGAATGCTGAACCGGTACGTGTACCCGACCTTTATGTAGGTTTCGCTAGGTATGTACCCTTTCGCAATCCACTGCCGGATTGTTTTTGCCTTTACAGACAAGTATTGCGCCAATTCCTCAATCGGAACGTAGCTATCGGTCATTTCTTCCTCCGTACAGTTACCTTGTATTCGGTATCACAATTCAACCCCGGCGGCAGTATCTCGGGGTTTTCTTCTAGGAATTGACGCATGTTGCCTTGATGGATGCGCTTTTCCAGTAGGTCTACACACTCGTGCTCTAGCATAAATCGGTTCATTGCGTCCCAATCGCTAGTCCAGAACTTGCTTCTGGTTGAGCGGTAGAATGTACCCGACTTAGTTTTAACAGACTCAACACCATGCTCTTCGCAATGCTTGTTGAACTCTTTTTCTAAGAGGGATAGCTTGGCGTCCAGTGCTTCTTCCTGCGCCCGAAAGTCTCTAGCTAACTCAGCTTTCTGATCTCGGATGCGAATGAAGACTTTCACCAGACGATCAAGATCGCTTGGGTCATTACTCATTTCACCATTCTCCATAACTTATATTGTTGTTTTGTGTACTATAGTGCCTTTATGGTCACAATTCAAGCACATCTTGGTATAAGTCTATTATTTTTGTATGTATGTTTATTCGTTCGTCTAACAGCTTGTAAATGCGTTTCTCTACGTTGGAGCCTTGCAATTGCACCACAGTACAGGGGTGCTTCTGTCCTGACCTGTGTACTCTAGCGTTGGCCTGTGCGTAGGTTTCCAGAGAAGATACTGGCCCCCACCAGACAATAGTGTTAGCGGCTGTAAGCGTCACACCATGAGCCGCAGCCTGTGGTTGTATGATTAGAACTCTTGGGTCTTCTTTATTCTGAAAGTCTTTGAATATCTGGGTGCGCTTTGATGCGCTTACGTCACCTCGGATGATTGCACTGGTTATACCATCTTTGGTTAGCTTCTCTTCAAGTAAATCAATGACGTGTTTGAACGGTACAAAGATAAGAACCTTCTGGCTTGATTCGTCTATAACCTCTCTCAGCACCTTGTATCGGTTCTTTATATCGAACTCCACCGTCTCTCCAGTGTCGGTATACACCGCACCACAGGAGATTTGCAGTAACTTGTTCATGTTAACCGCAGCGTTGGCCGCACTTATCTGCTCACCATCGGCTGTTGCCATCATCTGCTTACGCAGTATGTCGTAGTATTTCTTCTGTTGTGGGGTCAGTGCCACCTCACGTTTCACATAGGTCATGTCTGGTAAATCCAAACACTCTTCTTTGGTGAATCGTATGGCGGGTTGTAGTGCGTTAAACACTATGTCTATAGAATTAGGTTTAGGTACCCACTTGAACTGAGTAACCTTGTACATCACTAGCTCTCTGAAAGCCCCGAAGAACCTAGGTACACCTCTAGGATTTATAAGTTTAGCTAGCCCGTAAGCGTCCAGCGGGCTTTGTGCAGCAGGAGTACCGGTCATCATCCAGAGCCAAGTGTCTGGGGTTAGGAGCCTGTTCATTGCCTTCCATCGTTTGGACTGCGCGTTCTTGTAGTGGGTAGCCTCGTCTATAATAATCAGATCAAACCCACCGTTAGCGATCTCTTCTTCTACAATCTCTATCCCGTCGTAGTTAATTACCACAAACTCGGCATCGCCGTTTATGATCTCCTGTCGCTTTCTCTTGGAGCCGTGCGCTATATCTACCGACCGGTGCATAGCAAAATTAAATAAGTCTCCGGCCCATGCCGACTCCATAATCGACAATGGGCATACTATGAGAGCACGTTTAATTACCTTCTGTTGCATCAAGAAGTCTGCGGCCCAGATTGCAGAGCCTGTCTTTCCTGTACCTTGCTCGTTAAAACAGAACGCT